TGCTGGAGGCGGAATAACAACGGGAGGTGGAAATACTTGTATAGGTGCTTATTCGGCAAACAACGATACTATTTTAACTACTGGAACAAATAATACATGTCTAGGTGTTTATGCACACACTAGCGCAATCGATTCTGTAAAAGCAATATCTATTGGTTACAATGTTTCAGGCGAAGGTGGTTATACTACACTTGGAGAGGGAACTTCAGATATAAGAGCCGTGCACGGAACTGCAACATGGGCAACAGTATCTGACGAACGCTACAAGAAAGACATTGTAGACTCTACAACAGGTCTTAGCTTCATCAATGCACTTAGGCCCAGAACCTTCAAGTACAGGACTTTAGGTGAACTACCTGAGACCTTTAGAGCCTATGAAGCTGACTCAACCGAAGCCTTTAAAAGCTCGCTAACTCAACACGGCTTTATCGCTCAGGAAATCAAAGCAGCTATTGATGCAGATGACAGCATTAAAGACGGCTTTAAACTTTGGGACGATAGAGAAGATGGCTCTCAGGAAGTTGCAGAAGCAGCACTAATCCCTGTACTTGTCAAAGCAGTTCAAGAACTCTCAACTCAACTAGACGCAGCATTAGCTCGCATTGAAACCTTAGAAGGATAAATAAAATGGAAGACCGTACTACAGAACAACTAGCACAAGACTACTCAGCAATGGGTGACTCCGTAGCAGTAATTACAGACGTAATCGCAGGCGACTCTATGGCAGAAGATGATGCCGAAGACCGTCAAGACTGTGTAGACCGCAACGTACAGCACCTAGAGCTTATGGTTGCTAAAGATGACTGGGGCAGCGAAGACATGACCGCAGCTAATGCAGCCATCAGTGCAGGTAACGGGTATAGCGCGTAATGGACATTATATTCAAAGCCCTAAAGTCTAAGACTGTACAGTTCTCAATTGCTCTAGCCATCCTCAGCATACTGCAAGGCTATGTAGGCTTCTTGCCTGTATCACCAGCAGGACAAGCTGTTGTTGGCTGTATCATTGCATCCTGTGTCACTGTGCTGCGCTTTGTAACTGTGGCTCCAATAGCGGAGAAGTAAATGATTGCAGAAATCTCAGCAGTTGTAGGTGTACTCAAGGCTCTTAACGATGGCATAAAAACCGTTAAAGAGTCTGGAGACCACTTGTCAGGTCTGTCGGGATTGTTTACTAGCCTCACTGACAGCAAGGTAGCTGTAGAAAGCATCGAGGAAGCCACAAAGGCTGGAGACCATGTACTGACACAGGAAGAGGCTCTGGAGCTTGCATGGGCTAAGAACGCCATACGAGAGCAGGAGAAGGAGCTAAAGAAGATAACGCCTAAGCTAGTCTGGCGAGACATGTTGATGATACAGAACAAGTCTATTCTAGACCACAAGCATAAGCTAGAGAAGGCTAGGCTGGCGAAGCTCAAGAAGCAACGTCAGGTTGGTGATGCAGTAAAGAATATCGGCGCTACAATTGTGGTGCTAGCATGTTTTGTTAGCAGCTACTATCTCGTAACAAACGGGATAATTTAACCCTTGGCAATAAAGCCAAACAACTAAAGAGGACATTGTAATGGGCGAGAAAAAAACCACTCCCATATCGATAAACGATAAAGAATACATTTTTGAAGACATGACTGAGCAGCAGCAGGTGATGGTAAATCACTGCAATGATCTGGATAGAAAAATCAGGTCCACTCAGTTTAACCTTGATCAACTTTCAGTAGGCAAAGATGCATTTATCAACATGCTAGTTGCTGACCTGGAGAAAGAAGAGCCAGGAGAGTAATTAGACATGCCAACGGTTAAAGAAGCCATCCAGCGCCTGGACGCTCACGAGCGTGAATGCTTGACTCGATACAAAAACATTGAGAAGCAACTGGACGCTGGAACCAAACGCTTTGATGATATAGATAAGCGCCTGTGGTTTCTTTACCCGCTGGTCATTGCCTCACCTTTGCTTGAAAGGCTTATTCAGTGAGTATATTTACGGCGTTAATCGGCCCGGTTGCTGATATTGGCAAGACGTTCCTGGCGAATAAGGCTGCGGAAAAGCAGGCCAAGCATGACGCTAAGATGAATGTTATCCAGAACAGTGCTGACTGGGAGAGCAAGATGGCAGATGCCTCTAGCAGCTCCTGGAAAGATGAATTCTGGACCATTGTGTTAGCCATCCCGGTGTTTATGGTTGGCTACGCAATAGCAGCCAATGACGTGTCGGTAATTGACCGGGTTGCGGAAGGATTTGAGGCGCTAGACAAGCTGCCTGAGTGGTATCAGTATTTATTATTCATCGCGATAAGCTCAAGTTTTGGCATTCGCGGTGCCGGAAAAATTATGGAGATGCGCGGTAAGTAACCGCCTCCGTCGCTCTGCAAAGGAAGTACAAATGGCATATGTTAGCGTAGACATTCCAGCAGGTATCTTTAAGCACGGTACTGACCTGGACTCTGTGGGTCGGTGGCGAGATGCTAACCTCATAAGGTGGCAGAATGGCTCTGTGCGGCCTGTTGGCGGCTGGACTACCCGTAAGGCCAGTGCGTTTACTTACGCCCCCAGAGGCGCTATTACATGGACTGATAACAGTGCAGACGCCCACATCGCGGCAGGCACTTATGAAAAGCTGTACCACGTTAATAAAGTGGGCACGGTTTCTGACATTACCCCTACCAGCTTTACCACTGGCGACCTTAACGCAGACCAGAATCTTGGCTACGGCGGTTCATTCTATGGCACCTCTTACTACAGCACAGAACGTCCTAGTGACGGCGTGCCAGAAGAGGCCACATCCTGGTCCATGGATACCTGGGGTCAATATTTGATCGCCTGCTCATCAAAGGACGGTAAGATATACGAGTGGCAGTTAAGCACCGGCACCCCCGCCGCAGCAATCACAAATGCCCCGGTAGGCAATGGCGCTATTGTTGTTACTGAAGAGCGCTTTATATTTGCTCTAGGTGCAGGCAGTAATCCGCGCCTTGTAAAGTGGTGTGACAGAGAAGACAACACTGATTGGACGCCTACAGCGATTAACCAGGCTGGTGACCTTGAGCTGCAGACCTCTGGCGAGATCATGTGTGGCATTCGAGTGAGAGGCCGTACACTTATCCTGACCTCCCTGGACGCGCACGTCGCCACATACAATGGACCGCCAACTGTTTACGGCTTTGAGCGGGTTGGCACATCTTGCGGCACCATATCTCGCATGGCTGCAGTAGCGGTAGACGAAGGGGCCTTCTGGATGGGCTCCAAGAGCTTTTTCACCTACAACGGATCATCCGTACAAGAAATGCCCTGCGATGTCTCAGATCACGTTTTTAAAGACATAAACCACGCCCAGAAAAGCAAGGCGTTTGCAGTCAACAACTCTCAGTTTGGTGAGGTGTGGTGGTTCTACCCCAGCTCCGCCTCTCTGGAGAACGACAGATACGTTGTGTTCGACTACAAGGAAGGCCACTGGAACATTGGTGAGCTGTCTCGCAGCTCTGCAGTTGATGCTGGTGTATTCTCTAACCCAATTATGTTTGATACCGCCGGTAATGTGCTAAACCACGAGACCGGGTACGCGCACAATGGTAGTGAGACCTTCCTGGAGAGTGGGCCTATATCGATTGCTCAGGGCGATCAGATCGCCAAAGTAAATGAGATTATCCCAGACGAGCTTAACCAGGGCGAAGTTACCCTGACCTTCAAGACTAGGTTCTATCCTAATGACTCAGAAGTTAGCCACGGGCCGTTCGCTCTTGCTAACCCAACAGGCGCCAGGTTTAGTGGTCGCCAGGTCAGGATGCGTATTAATGGAACTGAGCTTAAAGATTGGCGTGCAGGCAAGATGCGGCTTAACGTAATCCCAGGCGGCAAGCGATGAGCCTGGCTGAGAACCCGCCACCCCCGTTAGGCCCAGAATGGAAGCCCTGGGGAGAGCGACTTGTTAGCTTTTTAGCCAGGACTAAAACCAAGCTGGCCTACTACATAGCTGGTGACACGGCGGCAGAAGATGGCGTCGTATTGTGGGACCGAACTGGTTACCCGGTAGTGTCCAAGAATGGTGAGTTTAGGCAGATTGTATTAGCTGACGGTTATGGTGAGTTTTCAGCCACCAGCAGCATTACTGCGGCGTCGGCAGACACTGCGTACAATATATCGTTTACGTCGGTAAGCGCTAATGGTGGATTGAGCATTGATCCCAGCGATAATACAAAAATTAGGTTTGCTGA